CAAGTGTGGGATGATAAAGCAAAAACGACGCGAAGCGTTCGATGGACAACAGATGCATTCGGAGTATACCCAGCCTCTACTTTATATATTGGTAATGGAGAATTTCGAGTAGGTCATGTTAATGTTCCATATAGTGGTGACCTTTGGTTGGACGGATATCTTGATGAACTGGTCGTTTTCAATAAGTTAAAGTCACCTTATGAAATGGATCAAATCCGTAAAGGGCAATTCAATGGTCCATCTCAAGGACAGACTGTAGGCGACTTTGGACTGATGGCTGGCTATGATCCTCAAGGTAAAATTACTGTTGCTGATTATGCAACAGCAGTTGGGTACAGCCCAGCAGGTAATATTACTATAGCCGATTATGGCGTAATGATTGGTTATAGGGTTGAAGTACCTCCACCTCCTTCAAGGTTCCCCGTAATTTCAGGATTTCCTTCACCTGGAACTGGAGCAAGTACGTATACGTTTTGTAATGTAACGTATAAATTTAAGAGCGATATCTTTTCGTATGAATTAGGAACCAATTCAGAAGCGAGAGCAAGTCAATTTACTTTACCAGTTCGTGAATTAGAAACGATGATTGGTATTGCAGACGAGTCATCTTATTTAAGACTTTCTGAAACGCTTGCAGCTGGAGCTACGATTTATTCTGTGCCAATGTGGGCATTTCGTACTCTATTAACCTCAAACGCTCATGCGGCAGATCTTGAGTTTGTAGCTGAAGACGTATCAAATATCTACGTTGGTGAAAAAGTTTTACTAGTTCGAGCTAATGATGCAACTATTTATGATCTTTGTGACGTAACTAGTATTGCGGGCAATACTGTTCATGTTGAAACTCCATTAACTTTACATCATCATAAATTTCAAATGCCTACTACGGAAGTTAGATATGATGAAAGGAGTTGTTATGTTGTTCCCTGCATTACGGGATTTGTTGATGCTCAAGACGTAGAATTAAAAGGTAGTCGAGCTACATGGTTTCTTAAAGTTAGAGTTAATGGTGGAGCCTGGATAAATGCTGGACTACCTTCAATTGTTGATTATATGGAAGCTCCTGCTGAAGCTGGTTATATCTCACCTAAGGTAGAGCGTACTATAGTGGGGACTGAAAATGGGTTAATGGAAATGATACCGCATATGTTAACATCAAAGTTAGCTTTTCAAGTTGAATGGTATTTTATTGATGATAGTTGGAAGATTTTAAGAAATCACTTTATAGCCGCGAAGGGAAAAGCTACTTCAGTACCAATGCCAACTTGGTGCTTTGAATTGCGCGTCTTGAATCATCGCGATCCTGGAAATACTACTATCCAACTTACGCCTGGTTTTTATCAAATTTGGACCAGATTTACAAGATTACTTGTTTATCCAATTACTGGTGAGACACCATTTGTTCTTAATTTAAGTGCTCATTTAGGTGGTGACGTTTATTCTTGTAGTGCTATTGAAAGCGAATTACATATTGGAGACAAAATAACATTATATCCAAATGTACGTTTTATGGAAGACGAATTGACGTTTGAGTTTTTATATTATAATCAATGTAAAGTTAAAGCATCATTTATTGAGGTGGTTGATTAATGGCGATTCTTTTATGGGGCATTCCTTCAGGAGATGATTTTACTTGGGATTTAACCTATAAATTTAAGACTGAAGAATGTGTAATTGAGACGACCGGTTATACTACAGGATTTGCGAAGTATGCAAATCCTACTCGTGAACTTAAGTTTAGTCTTGGAGTTACAGGTGAAGATACCCTAGATAGATTATCAGCATTTTTAAATGCTGGAGTCACTACGGTCACGACTCCATTATGGTTCTTTAGAACTTCGCTAACTGCTGGTATAACTACCGGCACAAATGAAATCCCCGTTAATGATCCTTCAGAGTATTACGCTGGCGAACAAGCTTTAATTATGCTAGCCCATCAACCCTCAATTTGTGAACTTGTTACGATTGCGAGTGTAGCAGGATCCACAGTTTATACAACTTCACCAATTGCGAATGATTATCATCCGCTAACGATGCCTTCCGAATCATCACCTTATGATACTTTAAGTGCCTATGTTATGCCCGTAATAACCGGTTATTTAGAATACGAAGGCTTGGATTATATCAGTGGACTTCCTGCACTAGGAATGAAAGCAAAGATTGATAGCGGTGTATGGGAATCTTTTACAGTGCCTAGTATGCCATCTGACTTTGTATTCCAAGCCATGGATGCTAAATATAATAATCCTAAGATTCTTCGTGATCTATGTGGAGTTGAAAATGGGATTATTTCAATGTATGCTCACGGGGATTCTTCGAAATTAACATTCGAGTGTACTTGGAACTTTTGTGACTCAAATTGGAAAACATTGAGGGATATATTTTTTGCGGCTCGAGGAAAGGCTCAATCTTTTTTTATACCAACGAATATGTATGAATTAGCTACTACTCGAGGGGCTGATGCAGGATCGACAACGATTTATCTAAATCCAGGATATCAGTATTTATATGAGCGATTCCCATATATTATGGTGTACTCGAGAAGAACGACGAATCGGTTTCTAGTACATATCACTGATCATGTATGGAGAGATGAATTTACTTGTGATGCTTTAGATCATGAACTGTATGATGGAAGTCGCGCATGCATTTACCCCCAAGTCTTTTTTGAGTCAGATGAATTAACTTTTAGTTTTAAAGGAATCAATATGTGTTATGTTAAAGCTACGTTTATAGAGGATCCAAGTTAATGGCTACAGTTTATATGAATGGGTTTGAATGGAATTCTTACTACGAGAATATTCTTTCTTGGAGCGGAGTCAATATTGTAAACACTTATCCGCTATCCGGTGACTACTGTATGTATATTACTGATGGTGAATATGCAAGATTTCAAACTGTAGACGTAGGTGACTTTTATATTCAAATTGGAATGAAGTTTACGAACTCCGGCAATCAAACTGGAAACATTATCAAGTGGTATTCAGGTTCAACGTTAATTGGAATTCTTACATTTGATCCATGGACTCAAAAGATAAGTGTTTATAAGGGAAATAGGGTAACTCTTTTAGGTACTTCAACCGATCAATTTCTTTTCGATCAATGGTATTATGTTGAAATGCACATCGTTCTAGATCCTGTTTCAGGTTCTGTTCAATTGAAAATAGATGGTGCAACCCAGTTTACTTTCTCAGGTGCTACAACTCCAGGGGCGACGACCGTTTCATTATTTTATTTAATGTCGGAGACTGTAGGATCAGGCTCTGCAAATCATTATTATGTCGATGATATTGTTATTAATGATACAACAGGTTCTTATAACAATTCATGGCCAAATGGAGCAAAGATTGTTCTTTTATTTCCGGTTGGGAGGGGAAATTCAACTCAATGGGAAAAAATGGCACATCTTGATAATTATGAAAATGTGGATAATTACCCTTCCCTCGATCCCGATGAATACCTTCTGACTAATCTTAATGAACGTCTTGATTTGTACTTGAATGATAATCTTCCCACTGATGCTTTTAGTATTGGTGCCGCTCGAGTCGATGCGTGGGCACTAAAGAATAGTGGATCAGATATCATGTTAAATCTTGCATTAAGAACTGGAGGCGCTAATTATATTTCGGAAGATAATGAATTAGGCGTCTCATATAGTTTAAAACAGTGGCTGCACCAAATAAATCCAGGCACGTGCGTTGGCTGGACAGTCGCGGATATTAATGATTTAGAAAGTGGCATGCGTTCTAATATTCCAGACTAACTGTTCTAAGTACTGGATTTAGATACAATTTAATAGGTTGAAACCCTATAAATTTCCGAGGAGGAACTCCTAATGGCATCAGTTATTTTTAATGCGTTTAAACAAAAGCTAATGGTTGGAGAAGTAGACTTAGACGCTGGCGTGTTTAATGTCGCGCTTCTAACTAGCTCATTTACCCCTAATATTGATACTCAAATGGTTTGGACTGATATTAGCGGTAATGAAATTACCGGAACTGCCTACGTTGCTGGTGGTACAGTCCTAGCGGGTATGACTGTTACACTAAATACATCAACTGATAAGGCAATCTTGGATGCTACAGATGTTACTTGGGCATCGAGTACCATTACGGCTCGG